CTTAATGCAGTAGTTGCTGTTCTAGACAGTCCACCGATCATATGAATTAAACCAAAACCATAAAAACCCATTCCAGGTAAAAATTTAAAGTGTACAAAATATTCTTGTTTAGCTTTAGTTGGATCTTCTGCTCCGTAGTTTCTCCTAATTGATAATATCTCTCTACTTCCAAGTTCTAGTGTAACAATGTAAGGAAGTTTAATTCCAGTCATTTCTCCTTCTGAATCTTTATCTTCAAATCCTTCTAAATCTAAATCAGTGTGTACTTCTAGAATTGTAAATATATCTTCATCACGAGTTCTTTTGACTCCTTCCAATTCTCTTTCTTTTTTTTCTACTTCTGTTTCTTCATTGTAGCCTGGTGTTA